AAATAAATGGCCATCTCACTGACCCACTATCAGCTGCTGAAACTCCTCAAGGAACGCGGCGAACTTCCACAGGGCGGTCGTATCCTGGAGATTGGGAAAGCTAACTGGTACGGGGATGCGCCCGTCGATGTCGTGCGTGCTGATCTGCGAGAAGTCCGCATCGCCAAAGCTAAGGAGCAAGGTGCGGGCATCTACGACGAAGGCTGGCACACCCATTGCGCATTTACCGGCCAAGGGCAATCTGACGCAATGAGCGGACGACCAGGCGATGGGCCGGATTTATTCATGGTCGCTCGGTTCGTTTACGAGATATGCTTCGGCGCAACCGACGTAGATGCAATAGATTCCGACCCCAACGCCGGCGACGCCATGAAGATCGACTTAAACAAACCAATCGACTTCAACGACAATTACTCTGCCGTCATCAACCACGGAACCGCCGAGCACGTCTTCAACATCGCCAACGTGTTCAAGGTCATGCACGACGCCTGCGAAGTCGGCGGGATGATGATTCACGAGTCTCCGTTCACGGGCTGGACAAGCCACGGATTCTACAGCTTGCAGCCGACGCTGTTCTTCGACGTGGCCCGTGAGAACGGCTATGAGATGGTGCTGGTCGCCACTGAGCACCTGCGGTCGCGGACGTTCGCCGAGTGGAAGAGTCACGACGACATTCTGGCGGCGAAGTTCTGTGATCAGTTGAGTGATCACTTGATGCTGTTCGTGGCGATGCGGAAGGTTCGCGACGAAGCATTCAGGATTCCGACGCAGGGGATTTACGCAGCGTCGGCGAGTCAGTTTGTTCGGCAGATGTGGGGGGTGTTGAGATAGCTAATTCTGAATCGCCCCAACCACCGACCCAACAACACCCCCAGCAATCGCCCCAAAGAACGCAAAGCAAAACGCCGCGGACGGCGGACCCCCTTTGATAGCCAGCAAACCGAGCGAAGCGATGAACGTCGCCAGCCCGGAGCCGACTCCCCAATACACGATGAAATCCAGTTTCTTTTTAGCGTCCGACTTATCGGCGTTGCAGTACGGACAGACGGAGCCTGCGTAGGGAACGACCTTGCCACAATTAGCGCAGCGTACTTTCATGGCGGAATCAAAGTCCTTGGCTGAGTGGGCGGCGGAAGCTGGCAAGTCAGTGGGACTCGTCTGCCCGACGTGCGGATGTCGTGACTTCAGGACGCGGAGAACCGAGCCGCGCGATGGACGCATCCACCGCGAGCGACACTGCCGCAACTGCGGTTGCAAGATCTCAACAGTGGAACGCCCAATCTGATCCCTCTTGGTACATATACCAACTGCACGGTCAAAACGCGAACAGCAATCAGGCGTAGCTGGGTATATTTTCTAGTAACGACCGGCTGATCCCCGAGTCTTGCTCCATGCCCATGCAGCGGGCTGCATCCGTTGCATGGGCTTTTTCGTGCCGACTGACGCCGAACTTGAAGCAATCGAAACCGCCGCGGTGGAAACCGCTACGGCTGGGGTCCAGTCATTCTCTAGCGATGGCGTCTCTGCGGTTGCGATGGACCCGATGAAGCAGCTCGACGTGATCGAGCGGGTCGAACGTCGCGCCGTCACCAACCCATTCGCCACGATGCGACACCAACGCATCATCTCCCCCGGCGGAGGCGGCGAGTAATGGGCCTGCTCTCTGCCATCAAGCGACGGTTCAGTAGCCCGGTGCGGGATGCGGCGAGCTTGGTGTCTGCGCCAAATTCTAAGGTTCTGGATATGGTCCAGAGTCTGCGAGCGCAGTTGCACGGCACCTATGATGCGGCCCGCAACAACCCGGACTTCGCCCGCTACTGGGCAAACGCAGACAGCTATGACGCTGACTCAGCGAACTCCCGCGAAGTCCGCCACACGCTCTGCAAGAGAAGCCGATACGAGTTAGCCAACAACGGCTATACGAACGGCATCGTTCAGACCTACGCAACCGACCTCATCGGCAACGCTCCATCGCTGCGAATGCAGACTGGCTCCACGGGCTTCAACCGCACTGTTGAAATCCAGTGGGACTTGTGGTGCAAGTCCATCGGTTTTCGCAACAAGCTCTGGACGATGGCTCACGCCAAGGTCGTTGACGGAGAAGCGTTTGGAGTCATTCGCCGCAACCCCTCCCTCTCTCATCCAGTCAAGCTCGATCTCGTCCTCCATGAGGCTGAGCAATGCCAAACCCCGTTTCTGCCGATTGGCGAAGCTGGCTACATCGACGGAATCAAGTTCGATTCGTTCGGCAACCCTCAGTGGTACGACTTCCTGCAAAATCACCCCGGCGCTACCGGGAACGTCGCGATCACGCTGACGCCTGAGAGAGTGCCGGCAGAGTTCGTTCTGCACTGGTTCAAGCGTCGCCGACCTGGTCAGCATCGTGGCGTGCCGGAGTTATCGAGCACGCTGCAAATTGGAGCCGCATTCCGTCGCCTGCGCGAAGCGAACCTTGCCACCGCCGAAAAGGTGGCGGCCTGGACGCTGTTCCTGAAGACGATGTTCCAGCCGACGGAGGAAGAGGCGGAGGCTGTCGATGCGATGAGTCAACTGGAGATCGTCCACGGGATGATCACCAGCTTGCCAAACACGGTCGAGCCATACCAGCTCAAGGCGGAGCATCCAGGTCCGCAGTATGGCGAGTTCCATCAACTACTTCTGAACGAAGTGGCTCGCCCGCTGAACATGCCTCGGAATAAAGCGGGCTGCGATTCGTCGTCTTACAACTACGCTTCTGGCCGGCTTGACCACCAAACCTACTACGCAGGCTTGGACGTCGATCGCGAAGATTGCAACGACGCGGTAACTGAGAAGCTGTTCAGTCTCTGGTTCACGTTCGCCATCAAACAGTTCGGATGGCTTGGCGGGGACGCCTCGATCGTGGGGCCCGCAGCTCGGGCTCACAAGTGGGACTGGCCGAAGCATCGCGTTGCCGACGTTGAGTCGGAGGCTAACGCCAACCAGACGAAGCTGCAAAGCGGACAGTTGCTGCTTCCGCAGTTGTACGCTGACCAGGGGCTCGACTTTGAAGATGAAGTCGACAAAGCCGCCGCCGCGTTCGGCGTAACCGCTGAAGACATTCGCAAGCGACTCCTGGACGCCACTCTCAAGCCGACCATCGCATCGGTTTCGCAAAACCAGTCGCCCGCGACGGAAGACGTGGCGGCTGCTGTCCGTGACCTGAATCGTCGCGGACTTCTGAACATGAATGGAGCCACCGCCCATGTTAACTAAGGGAACGCCAGTCATCGCGATGAGCGCGAACGTCTCCATCGAGGCGGCGGTTGCCGAAGGCGAGAAGAAATCGCCCGCAAGGTTCACCGCCGAGTTCTACACCGGCGGCGCCCTCAACATCGACGGCTGGGATTTACCTGTCGTCGTCGACCTTGCCGGACTTGAAAACGGCAAGGTGCTGGTCGCCAATCTCGACCACGATCGCACCAAGCGCGTCGGCAACTTCGCAGTCGCCAACGACGGCAAGTCGCTGGTCGCCAATGGGACCGCATCGGCCGCAACTCCGGCTCGCGACGAGGTCATCAACAGCGCCGCCGACGGCTACCAGTGGCAGGCCTCGCTTGAGGTTCAACCAAAAGCTGGCGGCGTCGAGACGGTGAAAGCCGGCAAAGAGGTCGCAGTCAACGGACAGTCGTTCACAGGGCCGCTCTACATCACGCGGCAAGGCGTTCTGAAGGGTTTCGCGTTCGTCTCGCACGGTGCAGACGACAACACGTCAGCTTCCATTGCGGCGATTGCCGCGGCCCAAAAGGGGAAACACATGGACAAGGATTTTGAGAAGTGGGTCGAGGCGATGGGCTTTGATCCTGCCGACCTTACCGAAAAGCAAGCCGAGAGCCTCAAGGCGAACTACGAAGGCGAGAAGCCAGCGAAACCCGCTCCGCAGAAGGGTTCCGTGGGCGATGTCATCGCCAAGCGCAAGGCGGAAGAGGACCGCAAGCAGGAAATCGCCGCGATGGCCGACGCCGCTTGCGAAAAGTACCCGTACTGCATCGACGCCATCGGCGCCCTTGCCGAGCAAGCCGTCGAAGGCGGGTGGAAGCCCGAGCGGTTCCGCATGGAACTCTTGGAGGCCACGATCCCGACCGCCAGCGGCCCGTTCATTCACACTCCCAAGGGACCGGACAATAAGGTCATCGGCAAGGTCATCGAAGCCGCCATCTGCAAGAGCGGCGGTTTGAAAGACGTCGACAAGCAGTTTGACGACCAAACTCTTCAGTGGGCCCATGACCGCTTCAAGAACGGCATTGGCCTCAAGGAACTGATTCACGTCGCTGCACAGGCCAATGGATACCGCGGCGCGTCGAACTTCAACATCGACCGCGAAGTGCAGGCGGCGGCGTTCGGCATGGGGCCGCGCGGAATCGCCGCCTCTGGATTCTCCACGTTTTCGCTGCCGAACACGCTGGCGAACACCGCCAACAAGTTCCTGCGTGAAGGCTGGAACGCCATCGACCAGACGCCGCTTCGCATTGCGGCTATTCGGTCGGTCAGTGACTTCAAGCAGATCACGACCGTGAGCCTCACCGGCGGCTTCCAGTTTGAGAAGCTAAGCCCGTCGGGCGAGATTCCCCATGCGACTCCTGGCGAACTGACCTACACGAACCAGGCCGACACCTACGGCATCATGTTCGCGGTCACGCGCAAGGACTACATCAACGATGATCTCGGTGCCATGACTTCCGTTCCTCGGAAGATCGGCCGCGGCGGCATGTTGAAGTTGAATGACATCTTCTGGACAGAATTCCTCAACAACTCGACGTTCTTCACGTCTGGTCGCAGCAACGTCAATGAAGGCGTCGCTGACATGACGATTGGCGGACTCGACGCCACGGAGACGATCTTCAACAACCAGACCGACGCCGACGGCAAGCCGCTCGGTGCGATGGCTCAGATTCTTCTCGTGCCGACGGCGCTGAAGAACAAGGCCTTGGCGTTGATGGACCCGCAAGGCAAGGTCACGAGCGGCGCAACTGGCGGATTGATCGACAGCAACGTGTTTGCCGGTCGCTTCCGCGTCGAAAGCTCGCCGTACATGAGCAACACGTCGTACACGGGCTACTCGGCTGCGGCGTGGTACATGCTCGCCGATCCGAGCGACATTCCCGTCATCGAGATCGCTGCCCTCAACGGTCGCGTCGAGCCAACGGTTGAGACTGCTGACACCGACTTCAACACGCTTGGCTTCCAGATGCGGGGCTACAGCGACGTTGGCGTCAACCTCCAAGAGTACCGCGGCGGCGTTCGCGCCGACGGCGGCGCTTCTTGATAGTCGATACGCCCCCGACCGGAGAGCCGGCGGGGGCATTCCGTTTCCATATGAGACAGAGCAATGAAGATCGAAGTTTTGCGAAGCATTGGAGCCGCTGATAAGCGTGCTCTTGGTACTGACCGCGGAGACCTGACTGAAGGGAGTATCGTCGACTGCGAAAAGTCGCTCGCTGAAAAGCTCATTAAGGCTGGGCTTGCAGTCACGGCAGATGCAGTCGTCAAGGGCGAAGCCAAGACACCAGAGATCAAGGCTGAAAAGAAGTAATGAGCGACGAAACGCCAACCCGCCGCGTTTTTCTCGGGATGCCCGGCTATGGCGATATGACTATTGGCGCCGCCAATGGCTTGTATCACGCCACGTCTGGGCGATTGCGGATTGGTGGCGTCGATTATCGAGTTGCGATGGATCGGGTCGTCAAGAGCGGTTCACTGTTGGCCCACAACTTTAACGGCCTCTGGTGCGGCGCTATCAACATCGACGCGATGGCTGTTGCCAGCCCCGCAGAGTACGGGCAGAGAATCCAATACTTCGCGATGCTGCACAGCGACGTCGAGCCCGAGGAAGGCTGGCTCGACAAGTTGATTGAAGAGATGGAGGCCAATGACCTCGACATGCTCGGCGTCGTGGTGCCCATCAAGGACCTGCAAGGGCTAACGAGCATTGCCCTCCAGAATCCAGACGGTGATTCGTGGCGTCCGCTTTGCCGCCTGACAATGCGGGAAATCGTGAACTTGCCGGAGACGTTCACGGCCAACGACACCGGCTACGACCTGCTGCTCAACACTGGCTGCTGGGTGTGCCGCTTCGACGGTGAGATCGCCAGGCAGATGCACTTCACCATTAACGACACGATCCGGTTTGACGCCGAGCGAGGATTGTACGTCGCTGAGGTGGAGCCAGAGGATTGGAACTTCTCGCGTCAATGGAACGCCCGCGGGCTTCGCATTGGCGCGACGCGCAAGGTACGCATCACCCACGCCGGCCACATGCGATTCGGCAACCAGGACGGCTGGGGTCACAAAGAGTTTGATTCGGAGTACGTCTCCGAGAGTGTTTTGCCCAAGGTAACTCAAGAGGCCTGCGAGGCCGAACTTTTGGAGGTGTAGAATATGGCAGACGCAACTTATGTGAACGGCAAGTACACGCCGTTCAACAACTACGTTCACGGCTCCGCCGATATTTCGGCCGGTGCGATGGTGCTGCTTGGGTCGGTCGCGGCGAACTCGACGACCGGGGCCGGAGCCGTACTTGGCATCGCTCACCGTGACATTGCGAATGGCGCTCAAGATTCGCTGGCCATCGGCGGCGGCATCTACGACTGCGTCATCGCGTCGAACTACGCCGCGGGAGTGATGCTGTTCAAGCCGAGCGGCAACGCCATCCTGACGACCACGGCGACCAACAACGCCCGCTTTGGGCCGCTCTTGGAAGCATCGGCGGCGGCGAACGCCGTGTGCCAGGTGCTCCACGATCCGATTCCGTAACCATGGCCCTGACAATCGCTCAGCGTGGCGCAGCATGGATGGCGGGCAAGCTCGAAGCGGTCTCCGGCCAGGCGGTCAAATACCGTCGCGGCACGGCCGATGTCGAGCTTACCGCCGTTCCTGCGCGCCGCACGTCTGAGGATTACGGGGCCGACGGCAGTTTGATTGTCTCGACCAACCATGACTGGCTGCTCGATCCGGCGCGGCTCGTCATCGATGGCGAGGCAATCGAACCGCGACGCGGCGACCTGATCGTCACGGCCGACGGGCAGACGTTCGTTGTTGTGCCGGCGGAGGCGGAGAACTGTTGGCGATGGACGGACCAGTACCGTCAACGGATTCGCGTTCACACGATCGAGCGGATGGCGACTGGTGAAGACGGATGATTAGCGCATGGGAACTTGCGGAACTGCTGAAGCCGGAACTGGATGCCGTGGGAGCGGCGTCGGGGGCGGCCATTGCGTTTCGCGTCGAGGGACCGACCGTTGCGCCGGACATGGATCGCAGCGTCGACGGCTCGACGTTGCAGTTGCAGCCGTGGGAGGAGACGGAGGAGACGTTCGACCGCGGCGACGCCCAGCAGGCGGAGCGGGTCATCAACGTGATTTGCCAGAGGCCGCTGGATAACGGCGGCGAAAAGAAGTGCTTTCAGTGGCTGAACGAGGTGAAGGCGTCTTTTGCGGAGTTGGAGTTGGATGGCTGGCGCTGGGTCGGAAACGAAACGGTGACGCTGTACGACTCCGACGCGGCACAAGGCAAGATGCAGTTCCTGAGTTTGTTCCGAGCGAGGTTCCGCAACTTCGGATGAGCGTCAAAGTCAAAATTGTAATGAAGCCAGAAGAACTCTTGCGTCGCATTGAACGCAAAGAGAAGCGGATTCTGTACAAGCAAGGCGCATACATCCGCAAGGCGATGCAACGGTCGATGCGGTACACGAACAAAGACGACAAGCACAGCGAGCCCGGAAAGCCGCCGCTGGCTCATAAGAACGCTCGCCGTGGTCCGCTGCTCCGCAAGCTCACCGGATTCAATGTCGACGAAGAAGCAAAGACTGTGGTGATTGGCCCGGCAAAGGATCGCGGCTCGAACGTCCCTGAGACGCTCGACAAAGGCGGTCGCGTACAAGCTAGAAAACTGTCGACTACTACGTTCGACGTTGGCGACTACGGACCAATTCGCTACCTCGGCAGCAAGAAGTTCGCCCGCGTGCTGCTTGAAACGCCGTCAATGGCCCAACGCGCCACTCGCCTGGTCGCCGAAGAAAACGCAGTCCGCCAATCGGCCGGCGCCTACATCAAGCCACGACCGTTCACCGCTCCCGTGCTCACCGACGGGGGCGAGAACCTTAGAAAACTCATTGCAAAGGAGCCGCTGTAATGGCGAAAGATTACGTCAAAGGGTCTGACTATCGGCTCTATCTGAATACCGGAAACTACGCTTCGCCGACGTGGGCGGAGATCAAGGCGGTTGGCGATGTCGCCGCGGCGCCGCAGCCGGACGACGTGGAGATCCCCGAGCGTGGCAGTTCGACCGGGCACCTGCACGGCGAGCAAAACCCACAAATCACCTTCACGCTGTTCGAGGACAAGGGCGACAACAACGTCGAGACGCTCGTTGCAGCGATCTACTCGGGGGCGTCAAAGCACCTCGCCGTCAGCCGCGGAGCCATCAACACGAACGGCAACAAGTACCTACACATGGAAAGCGTGCTGTTCGCCGACCTGTCCGCGAACCGACCCGACCCGAGCCAGTACGCGGTCACGGCCATGCGTCACGCCAACAGTGACTATGGCATGGTCCGCGCCACCGTCTAACTAACGCCATGACAAAAGAACAAGCCAAAGCTGCGCTGCTGGCCGGAGCCACGGCGACTGACTGTCGACACCTGACGGTCGTTCGCGAGCACCTGATCCTAGCACTCAGCGACGAGAAGCATGATGACGACGTTCAAGGACAACAAGAACCGCGAGTGGACGATCCGGCTGGACTTCGCCCTGCTGCAAGCGATTCGTGACGGCGCTCAAGTTGACCTCGGAAACATTGAAGAGCTGGCGAAAACGTGGGCCGGTCTGCTGTACGACGACGGCAAGTCGCTGCTAGTAGTCTGGATTTCGATTGAGCGAGCCGCCAAGGCTCAGTCAGTCGACAAGTCGGAGTTCATGGCGTCGATGAACGGCGAGACGCTAGAGCAAGCCCTGGTAGCTCTGGGGGCAGCCATCGAAAGTTTTACGCAGCCCCGGAAGCGGGGCATGGTGGAGCGGGCCATCCGCGGGGTCAACGAGGGAATGGCGAAGGCAGTGAAGCAAGCGGAGGAAGCGATCGAACTGACGCTGGCGGAGAAGTCCCAAGAAGTGCTTGGGTGATTGCGGCGCAGGTGGCTGGAATCATCGGCTACTTCAATGAGCATTGGACGCTCGGCGAAGCGGCGGCGGCGGTTCAGGCCAAGCGAGAGGACGATTGGGGCCGGCTCGGTTTCGCGTTGTGTTGGGTGGTGAATTCTATGCCGAATTTCAGCAAGACCCGCCGTCCGATGCAACCTATCCACAAGTTCAATCCCTACCTGAAAGCCCGCCAACGCCCGGCGTCCGACAAAGCGAAGGACGCAGGTTTTGACGCCCTCTGGGAATCGCTGCCGGAGGCTCCCCGATGACTGGTATCGAAGCGGGCAAAGCCTACGTCAAATTCCTGCTCGACGACAAAGACCTGACCAAAGGACTGGCCAAGGTCGGAGCCAAGCTGCAATCCGTCGGCAAGATCGGCCTGGCAGCGACGGCTCCCATCATCGGAGCATTCACGGCTGCGACCGTTGCCGCCCTGGAGTACGGCGACGGCATCGGAGACATGGCGGCGCGGACGGGGATTGCCGCGAAAGAACTGAGCGGCTTGCAGTACGCCGCCGATCAGTCGGATGTGAGCATCCAGGCCCTCGAGCGTGGCATCCAAAAGATGACCGTAAACATCGGCAACGCTGCCAATGGGACCGGGACGTTCGGCAAGACGCTGGGCGACCTTGGCATCGGCCTGACCGAGTTGCGCGGCCTGAACCCTGATCAGCAATTCGCCAAACTGGCGGACGCCGTGCGGAAAGTTGAAGACCCGTCGCAACGAGCAGCGCTGGCTCAAAAGGTATTCGGCAAAGCGGCGATGGAGTTGATGCCGCTTCTTATGCAAGGCTCGCAGGGGATGGCGGGGCTCGCCGCCGAAGCCGCCAATCTGGGCATCGTGCTGACCGAGGAAGATGTCGCTGCTCTGGGCGAACTGGACCAGGCACTCAAGACATCGAAGCAGCAGTTGTTCGGCATGGCAGTGCAAGTTGGCGCCGCGGTCGCTGGTCCGCTCACCGATTTCCTGACGACCATCCAACCCATCGTGGCGATGGTCACACAATGGATCAAAGAGAACCCAGAACTGACGCGGAGCATCATGGCGGTCACCGCTGCCATTGCCGCTGCGTCGGCTGCGTCTTACGCACTTGGGACCGTGTTCACATTCCTCTCGCTCCATCCGTTCGTTCGCACTGTGATTGTGCTGACGACGGCGGTGGTGGCTCTGAATGAGGCGCTCAAGAATTTGAGCGAATGGATGGCGGACGATCCCGAGCTAAACAAGATGAAACAGGACTTGGCGGAAGCTCGCAAAGTCCTCGCTGAAATGGACGCAGCGGGTGGTGGCCCCGTGCCGGCCGATGCCTTGCAATTCCAAGCCCGCATGGATGCATCGGTCGGGAACACTATTGCACAAATGCAACAGCCGGCGGTCGACGCGCAAGCATCGTTTAATGCCAGCCAGTCGACCGACTACCTGAAGGGAATTCTCGACACAGTAAAAGCTCAGTACGATTGGTTCCGTAACGGCGACGCTGGCTTTATCGCGGGGACTGAGTAATGTCGCTGAAGCACAGCCTAGGGCCAGTCACCGGAAGTTTTAAGACGCCTCGGATGCGCGTGACTGTCTGGGATGATGCCTTTGCGGATGTCGACCTCGACGACGCCCTGGCCTACGCCGCCACGGTCATCCCAAATTCCATTTTCGATAAGCTACCCGAGACTGACGCCACGATCGACGAATTGGCGGGGCACATCTACTCGTTTGAGTTCTCTTATACGCCGCCTAATTTTGAGGGGCCTGATGTGCCGCCTGCTCGCGAGCAAGGGACGCTGGCCCGGCGGATGAACTTTCAAGCACGGTCGAAAACCATCTACTCCGCATTGGAGCCCATCGGGGTCTACTCCGCCGACGGCGACGTGACCGACCAGTTCCAATTCACCAAGTGGCGGGTGAATGTCAACAGCGAAGGGGTGGGCAACCTCAAGACGCTGGGGCTCACGGTCGACCCGCTGCCAGAGACGACGACGCTCGACTACTACGCACCGAACACGGTCATCACGGCGACCTACCTGGACACGCTCGAATCGCTCTGCGGTTCGTTTAATTCGGAGACGTTCCAGGGTCGCCCACAAGGATCTGTTCAACTGGTGCGCGTCAGCCTGTACGAACGGTCGCCGGACGATTGGGAAATTAGCCTGGGACTCGGCTACAAGGCTCCGATTGAGAACCTCTCAATCAGCGACGACTTGACCATTCCCGAGCTTCGCGGCTCGTGGATTTACTGGACGCGAGATCGCGAGGTCGAGTTCGACGCCGGCGGAGAGACCGGCATCATCATTGACATGGAACCGCAGCTTGCGGTGGTGCAACGAGTTTGGGACGAGGATGATTTCGGCGCGTTGAATCTGCCCGAGGTCACGTTCCCGGAATAGGAGTAATCATGCGTCGTTTTATTCTTGCAGTCGTATTGGCGCTGTGTGCCGCCCCGGCGTTCGCCACTGACCTGACCATTACCGCGGCCAACGTGAAGGCGCCGGGGACTTCGGTATCACTCAGCCGCGTGAAGTTCGGCGAGACCATCACGCAAGGGCAGGCTGTCTACCGGAAGGAAGCGGACGGGGAGTATTACAAGTGCGACGCCGACGCTGGTTCGGTGGAAGCGGCCACCGTCGCTGGCGTCGCCATCACGCCTGGCGCAGACAATGAGTACGGCTACATCGCGACCGAAGGCCCGGTCACCATCGGCGCCACGCTAACCGTTGGTGAGATTTACGTTCTCAGCGGCACGGCCGGAGCCATCTGCCCAGAGGGGGACTTGGCCACCGCGGACCGTGTCGGCATCGTTGGCGTTGCTACCTCGACCACCGTCCTGAGCATTAAACCGTTCGCAAGCGGCGCCGTGATTCCGTAATGGCCAACCCTCGCAAGATACAACCAGGCGCTCGCATCAAGCGATTCCCGGCCGGCACATTCAATGCGCTGGTCGATGGGGAATTGCGCGACCGTCAGTCTGGTCACAAGGGAAACCCCGCGCCATTCAATGGGTTTGCCAACTCATCCGTCATTGTGCGGCTGGTGTGGGACGGCGACACGCCGATTCCACCAGGGTCGGCGGTGAAGCTCGACGAGGTCATTAAAGACCCGACCGACAAGGCGTGGGTGGTCCGCGAAGGGCTCCAGTTCCGTTGCAGCGAGCCTACGTCATCCAGCGACAAGTTCGCCATCACGATGGAGCCTATGGTCCCCGGTGGGCTGGGCTACGGTCACATTCCGCAAGCGGCGTGGGCGCTCATTAACATCGGCAACGCTGGCGACGACTACGCCAAGCTGACGACCAGCACGGAGATGGTCAGCGACTCGGCTGATGGGCAGCGGATCATCTGGAAGCAGTCTGGGACTGGGTCAGGCAAGTGGGCGGTTGTTTCGCTCGGCGGCGGCGGTTCGGCCGGCTCGACTTTGCAATACGCCGAAGTCACCACGACCGTGACGCCTGGCACGAGTTGGGCCACGCCCGGCACTGGCACGGTCCAGCCGAAAGACATCGACGGATTAAATGACGGCTCCACCATCGACGTTGTGAACTTCCGACCCGAACAATTTGACGTTGGCTACATCGTTATTTTCGACAGCGCTCAAGTCGACGGTTCTAGCCGCCGACTGCTCATCGACGGCGTGTGTGCGGGGTACTAATGGCCTGCCAACCTTGCACCGACTGCACCGGGAAATGCCTCTGCGACTCTTGCACCGGCGTGCCGCCGTCGCAGGTCTGCGTCCGCTTTCAAAGCGTCAACGTTCCCGAGGGCGGCGACTACTCTGGCCCGCCAGAAGACACCGAAGTCGTCCTCGACCTGACCTGCCTCTGCAAGAACGAAACGGACTGCAATGGCGAGCCGACGTACACGGGCGACATCACCGACGTTGTGCCGGAGCCGTTCTATTCGGCGCTAGTCATCTACGTTCCGGGCTGCCCGTCTTGCACGTTCAATTACTGGACGTGGCGAGCCGCCGCGGCCTGCCCGCTCAACTGCTCATGGTTCGGCGAAGACGACGATTTCTACTATCTCTGGATTTGGTACGAGCTTCACACCTACCGCAAGAGCGACGGAAGGACGAAGCGGTTCGAGCTGTACGGCTCCATCGGCGGACCAGGCGTCGGCACGGGCGGGCTCTGCTACCCCTATGAGTACCCCTGCTACAACGTGAGTCTGTTCCGCAGCGGCGCGGAGAACTGGGCTTATGGAACGGTGACGCCTGGCCCCAACTGTTCTGATGGTCCGACGATTCCCGACGGTCATCCTGACCCTAACGGCCAGTGCTGCCAAGACAACCCGACGACGCTCAGCATCGACGTCACGGACAACGGCGGAGCCCCGCGCACCTACACGCTCACGGCGAACAAGACCGGCGGCTGCGGCGACATCGCGTCGTGCCTCTGGAAGTTCTACATCGGCTACGCGGACGATGGCGACTGCGACAGCCTCGACGGCTGGTGCTGGTTCCCCTGGTATACAGCGACGGGCGACCCCAACGCGGACCCGCCGTGCGAGGTAACGTTCGATTGCTCTGAGATTCCTGACGACTGGGCGGATGCGATCGCGGACACCGGCGCGCCGGGCGTCTGCAGCCCGACGCTAAAGTTCAAGGCGGTGCTCGTCGTTGTCGATGAAGGGGGCTGCATCACGTCGGCGGAGACGGAACTGGAATGCAACTCCTGCTCGGCGCCGACGGCGAACCTGGTCGTCACTGAGACCGGCGACTGCGAGTACGAACTCTGTGCGGAGATCAGCGGCGGCTGCGATCCTGGTCCGCCGTTTATTGAATGGCAACTTGATCGCGGTGGGTGCGCGTTTTTTGACGACTGTCCATGCGAGGACATTTTCGACGGCGACTGCTACCCTGGTTGCGGAGGCGGGCTCGGCGACGGCGACTGCATCACCGTCAACATCGAAGTGACGACAACGCTCCGCTGGCGAGCGTGGGACAAGGTTTGCGGCTGTCCGGGCCCTTGGACGGAGGTCGAACTCACTTGCGCTCCGTGCGAATGCTGCGACGGCACGGTTGAGGGCGCCTTGATCACCGTCTCGGGAATCGGCGGTTGCATCGATTGGGAGTGCGGCACCGATTGCTCTGACCTCAACACGACGCACGACGTGCCGGCTGTTTCGTCGTGCTACGGAGAACTTGAGATCCCCGTCACTTGCAGCGTGTCCGGCACGCCGTCGCCGGGGAGTTTCTTCCTGACCTGGACGCTGCTCTGCGACGAGACCGGCTACTACGTCGAAATCAATCAATACTTCGATTTCTCTGGCGCCGGCAACGGCGAATCGGAAATCTTCTACATTGGCGATGAGTTCATCCCGTGCGTCGATATCACCGCGTCCGGCACGATCAACGACTCGCCGATCCTTTGCATCGGCTGCGACAACGAAACCGTTTCGGTCAGCATTTCGTTCTATTAACATGATCAACGTCATTGAAACCGCCGACGGATGGGTCGCCACTTGCAGCGAATGCGCGTGGAGCATGACGCAGCAGCGCCACGTTCCGACGAAGCATCGCTGCAAGGTGACGGGAGAGATTGCGACCTACGTTCCGCCGGGGTGGTTCGAGCGACCGAAAGAACGCCCCCCGCTGGCGGAGCCGAGCTTGCTGGCCAAGGCGGTCAACTTCAGCAAGGCCGCCGCCAAGCACGTTGCCGCCGGTCGACCCATAGCGACCGACGAACAAGTCGCCGAGCGGTGGGCGATCTGCCAGGCGTGCGAAATCTTCAAGCCCAAGAGCGAAGGTCAGGGCGTTTGCACTCACAAGTCGTGCGGGTGCGCCTTGAAGGCGGTGGGGCTGACGGGGAAGAACAAACTGCGCTGGGCCGACTCGGTTTGCCCGCTCGAGAAGTGGCAACCGTTGCCGCCCGCCCCGCCGGCGGAGTAGAGTAGCGGGATGCTCCCCGACGCCCTCATCCTCGCGGCCAAGATACTGCTGGCCATCGTGCTCATCGTGGCGGGGATTGCGCTGCGGGATTTCTTTAGGTGGCGCTAGGCGTCACGGTCGCAGCGTCGGCCACTGCTCGCGCGGCAACTCCTCCACGCTGATCTTGAGAACCTTGTCGCTGTCGGGATGCCGATACCAGAGCGTCCCCTTGCCTTCATCCAGGTCCATCAACAATTGGATGGCGTCTTCCTCAAACCATTCTGGCCGGAACGCCCGGCGCTCAATTCGTCGCAGTAGTTTGCGGGCTGTCGGAATTTCCATCACCCATACCAATCCGCGGCAGCAGATCAATCGGCGACTCGGTTCGCACAATGCGAGGGTCGAGGTAAGTCGCCGTGACTTTGGGCGATGAGTGCCCCAGAAGCTTCATCGCATTGCCGCCAGCGGCTTCGTAGTGAGAAGCGGTGCTCCGGCGGATACGGTGAAACTTGCTGCGTCTGTCGGATGGCAAACCTCCCTTGGTTAGCATTCGTTTCAGGCGGTTGTACATGGTCGCCTGATCGTATGGCCAAAAGAATGGCCGGTACTCTCGCGGCAATCGACGCAACAGTTGTGCCGTCTGTTCGGAGATGGGATACACGCGATCAACTTGTCCGCCTTTTCGGACTTCGGCTGGCAGGTAAACGGTCAGGCCGTCCAGGTCGACTCCATCCCAACGCAGGGCGAGCATTGCACTGATTCGCTCGCCTGTGTCGTACAGGGCACTGAACAAAGCCCCCCACCATAGGGGGCCAGAAACGGAGCCAACATCGACGGCATGTTTCGTGCAGCCGAATAGCTTGCGAAGCTCTTCAACCGTCCAGGCTCGGGGGATTCGGCTAGGGACGCGGACTGGATGCGAGGTGGGCCAGACTTTTAGATAGTTTTGTTTGCAGGCGAAACGCCACAAAGCATAGAGCTTCCGCTGCTCCCCTGCAATCGTCCCCTGCGACACGCCACCCCTCTGCCGGCGGGCGACGTGCTGCTCCATCCGCTCCTCCGTCAGGTCGTCAATCTCGGCATGTCTGAGCAAAGACAGCGAGAATTGCCGCACAGCTAACTCATAGAGTTTCAGTGTGTTGGCTTTCGGGCGGGTTCTGGCGGCGTACTCCGCAAGCAGTTGAGCAAGTCGCATCTACGCACCTTAATTTCTCTGCGACGTGGAAGACCACGAAGAGAAAATCGGCAGCGAGTCCATGCCTGGATGACTGCCTCCCCAAATTCGACCGGCACGAGTGATGCCGGTTGGGCAAGGCTGGCGGAATAACTGGACGTGAACTGGTGGGAAAACACGGACGTGCAAGTCCGCTCTCCGGTAATCGCAAAACGCCGATTTTCCCGGCAAATCTTGCGACGTAGATACACCTTGCTTCGAGACGTTCAGCGAGTCAAGGAAATTCGGCCGGCGGGGAGTGCCAGGGAGACCGGGCGCTTCGTTGTGACAAACCCCCGCCGGCCGTCTTTCTTGCCAAAGGTCTTGCGACATCGTAAATTGGAGGAATGCCACAAGTGCTAGACGGAAAACTTTTGACCGTGGCGGAGGCCGCCGCCGAGTTGCACCTGTCCGCCGCCCGCGTTCGCCAATTAGTCGCGAGCGGCCAATTGCAGGCCCGCGCCGTTACAACGCGCTTCAGCGTCATCGAGCGCAAGCACCTCGACGCCTTTAAGAAGCTCGACCGGCCCACCGGGACCAACATCGACAAACGGCCCGCCGCGCGGAAGCGCCACGCCGGCTAAACCCGCCCCTTCCGCCCGCGAAACCGCTGGCGGATTTTTCTTGTAAACGGGTCTTGCGACGACGTAAGCGGCAAGGTATATTCGGCCCCGTCACAACGGAGTGCCGATTATCTTTCCGCAATTGCGGCCCTAGATAGCCGGCTTGTCTTGGCCCTCACTAGGACGCCCCGCGGCTTGGATGCTGCCCCGCAAGGAAGCACCCCAGCACGGAAGCGACCGCACTACCACGCCGGCGGCCTGGCGAAATGGCTGCTAGTCCGCCGGCGTGCGGAAAGGATTCTCCCCCTATGCGACTCTCGCATTATTGGGACTGGCGCGTCGGATTATCTTGGCTCGGCATTCTCGCCGCGACGGCCACCGTCGACGCCGCCATCGTTTACGCCGCCTGGCGTTTGCTCTTCGGCTAAGCGCTTCGCCTAGCCGCCCACCGTCCACCACGAAGGCCGCCTGCTGCGCGGTCCGCCTGACGCTATGCACCAACAGACCCCCGCCGACAAACGGCTCCGCGTTCACATCCGTTGGATGATTCGCCGCGACATGGCCGACTTGCTCCGCATCGAGCGGGCCGCGTTCGACTTTCCATGGTTCGAGGAGGACTTCGTCCGTTGCCTGCGCCAACGCAATTGCATTGGCTTCGTTGCGACGATCGGCGAAGAAGACGTCGTCGGCTTCATGGTCTACGAGTTCCACCGGACGCGGCTGGACCTCATCAACTTCGCCGTCGACCCCGACTACCGCGGCGTCGGCGTCGGATCGCAAATGCTCGAGAAGCTCATCGGCAAGCTATCCGACAACAAGCGGACGCGCATCACGCTAGCCGTCCGCGAAACGAACCTGCCCGCGCAGAAGTTTTTTGCGTCGCACGGCTTCCGCGCCGTCAACGTGCTCCGCGACTACTACGACGAAGCCGAACACGGCGCCGAGGACGCGTATCTCTTCCACTTCCGCCACCCAGGCGACGCCGACGACTCACCGGCGCCGCGTCGCCGCCGCTAATCCCACGAAAGGAACCGCCGCCCATGTACGCCCCCGACGCCCTCGAGACGATCGGCGACGACGCCGCCTACCTCACGCAAGAGCGAACCCACTTGCAAGAGCTTTGCGACGAGCTCGCCAGCGACCCGACCCTCGACGCCGCCGCTTCCAATTGCGGCGCCATCATCGACGTTGACGCTTACTGGCCCCACCCGACGACCGAGACCCTCGAGACGAATGGCGAGCTTCGCCTAGGCCTGGCCGTCCCCCTCGACGGCGACCAGTCGCGGGAGGCCCGGCTGCTTTTCATCGCCAACACGCTCAGCCGCTACGCCGCCAACATCATCGCCGCCGTCGGCCAGGCCCCGCGATGATCCGAACCGTTTTCGCCGTGCTCGCCCACGCCGGCATTTTCACCGGCGCCATCGCCGCGGCCGTCGGCCTGGCGCTTCAACTTCCCGACGTGCAAGCCGACGGCGCCCGCCTGGCCCTCGACTCCGCAATCGTCGCCCTCTGGATCAAAGGAACCCGAACCGATGGAGCTTAACCCCTTCCGCGTCACCGACGCCGCACCGCCGACGACTGGCGGCATCTATCCCGACCTGCCCTTCGCGACCTATCTCAAGATCGACGCCGTTAGCAACACCGCGCTTGGCCTCATGGAGCAAAGCCCGCTGCACTACCGCCAGGCCGTCGAGCTCGAGCGGAAAAAGTATCTTGTGATCGGCGAGCTAGTCCACGCCGGCCGCCTCGAGCCGGAGGCGTTCGCCGAGCGCTACGCCGTGCAGCCCGACTTCCACCTTGACCCCCGCAACTGCACCGCCGACGGAAAGCCGAGCGAAGCGAAAACGACGACCTTCGTCAAAGAGCGCGTGAAGCAATTCGCCGCGGAGAGCTTCGGCCGGACCGTGGTCCCGCGCGAGTGGTTCGACGAGGCCCTCGCCATTGTCCAAGCGCTCTGCGCCGACGCCCGCGCCAATAGCATCCTCAACGCCGAAGGCCCCACCGAGCTAACGCTTATCTGGAACGACCACGAGACCGGCCTCAAGTGCAAAGCCCGCATCGACAAGGCCGCGGTCTCCGTCGGCTGCCTGGCCGACCTCAAGACGACCGCCGAGCTCGCCAAATTCGCCCAGCTGCTCGCCCAGTACGGCTACCACCGCCAGCTCGCCCACTATCAAGCCGGCTGGCTCGACCTGGCCGGCGAAGAGCTCGAGCCGTGGATCATCGCCGTTGAGAAGTGCCGGCCGTTTTGCGTCGCCGCGGCCCCGCTTCACGAAGAGGCGATCGAGCGCGGCAAGCAACGCCGGACCCTGGCCATGCGACGCATTGCCGAGTGCCTCGAGCTCGACCAATGGCCAGGCCCGCCCGTCCCCGATTCTTGGCGTCTCCCCGCGTGGGAGCTCGACGCCGGTCCCGCCCTCGAGCTGTCATTCGAAGACGGTGAAATTGCCACCCTTTAATAAGGCCCCCTACGTCCTATGAACGATTACCGCGAATACTACGACGAAAAATACTTGACCGCGTTCGACCTGAAAGGCCTCGACAAAGTCGTCACCATCCAAGCCGTTCGCCCCGAGCGCGTGAAGAGCGCCAGCGGCGAGTCGACCAAACCGCTTGTCATGTTCGCCGAGTTCGAAAAGGGAATGGTTTTCAACAAGACCAACGGCCACAGCGTCGCCGCCCTCTACGGCTCCCACGTCCCCAATTGGGTAGGCAAGCAAATCATCCTCTACCCGACCGAGACCACCTACAACGGCGCGCAAAAGCCGTGCATCCGCATTCGCGCCCAAGCGCCGACGCCGGCGGCCGAGCGAAAGGAGGCGAAACCGGCGAAGTGAAGCGCTCCCGCCTGACGCGCCGCAAGGGATTGCCGCCCCCATCGAAGCCGATGGCCCGCAGCCCCTTGCGGCGCGAGAGCGCGAAGCACCGACGGCAGCGCGAGCAAACGAGCGACCCGCGGCAAACCTTCCGCGAGACGTTCCGGACTTGCCAGCTCTGCCGACGCCGCAAAGCGCGAGACGTTCACGAGATCGTCCGCCGTTCGAAGAGCTCCGCCGCGGTTGAACATCGTTGCACCTGGCTTGCCCTCTGCCGCCGTTGCCACGACGAGGAAGTCGCCGATTACGCCCGCTGGCCCCTGGCCCGCCAACTCGCCTTGAAACAAGTCACCGACCCCGAGCACCACGACCTCGAGACCATCAACGCCCTACGCGGCAACAGCCCGACCGAATTCACCGCGGCCGACCTGGCCCCCTACCTGCCCGACCCATGGAAAGGCGTCTATATACTTGACTCATCCAGAGTTCGGGATTAAGCATGTTCGGGATTCGTTACCCCTTAATCCCGAAGATTTTCTTTCACATGTTTTCCCGCACTTCGCTTACTAAGCGTCGGGATTAAGGTCGGGATTAAGGTCGGGATTAAGAATCCGCGACTTAGACGACCCGGTTATCGACTGTTTAGCCTTGCAATTGTGTGATTCACTTGGCGTCTATATACTTGACTCATCACGAAAGGATTGAAAAATGACCAGTGTCGAACACCTCTACGATATGCTCCAGAAGTACGCTAACGGCCGTGCGCGATTGCAGTTGGCCGCTTATCGACGCACCGGCGAAGGCGGTGGCACTGCGGAGGAGGAGGCTGAGCTAGTCGTCCTGCTAGACCGAGAAATCGACGACGCACTGAAGCTGCGTAACGAACTTGGCAAAGTCCTGCGGGCTGCCAATAAGTACGCAAAGCTTGTAGATGAGGCGGCACGGATCGCGGAAACGGCCGTACTTATCTCCGACTATCAGAACTGCAAAGTCATTAAGTATCTGCGCGAGTGCGTCGCCAACACAGACAAGACAGCCATCTGGCCGGTAGCGGCGATAGAACAGCTTCTGGATGAGGCCGTGGAAGAAGTAGCGAGGCTCAAATGAAGTACGAACCACATTCCTACCACTCTGGCACCTGCGTCGTAATGCCGAGCGAGGCGAAACAGCCCTGGTTGTATATCTACGGTCCGGTCAACCCCGACGAGGGCAAGCGGCATCGGCAACGCTTCGCAATGTGCCGTGAATTGGCGGACTTCCTCAACGGAGGCGTTAGGCCCACATGGCTCGACGACATGGAGCGTAAGAGCGAGACGGAGGCGACGGACTTGGATGGAAGCAGCATCGTGGCGACCGGGCCGATGATTGACCGCGACCCACCGAAATGCAGTTGGTGTGACGACGAAAGCGACGCCGCCAAAGCCGCAAGAGCAAGGCTGATGGATCGGCTATTCCTATCTGAGGTGACGCTATGACTTCCGCTTTTTCTTCGCAGCCTTGCGCTGTTCGTACTTCGCAACCTGCTTCTCTAATTCCTTTTTTGGAACCTTGGATAAGGGTTGAATCAGTTTCTGGAACTCCTCCAGGCCATCGGGCTTCCTGCGAGCGGTCATTTGATCCCCATGAATCCAGCGTCGTTTTGGGCGGTGAGAACGCGGTAGGTGAGCCGCTTGCCCAGAGTAGCGGCCAACACGCGACGGAAGCGGGAGCCGTCATCGACTTTCCGATGATTGTATCGGAAGACCTGCTCGTCGACGTAGCGATTAAGATGCACGGGCGAAACGGCGATGTAAGTGCCCTTCAGCGAACGCTTAAGGAGGCTCCAGAAGTTCTCCACCCCGTTGGTATGGACCCGGCCGACGACGTACTTGTTGACGTGGTCGACGGCGGCGTGAAAGTAGTTCAAGGCGAGCCCGCCGTAGGCTGGGGCGGCATCGGTGTATACGTCGGAGTTGAACTCCACGTTACGTCGGACAGTGGATTGCAAGGTGTTGTCGTCCGTATTGGCGACCACTTCGGCGCGGACTTCGCCGCCGCGCTCCAGGAGACCCTGGACAATCGCCTTGCCCGTTGGTCCTCGCCCTGTAATTCTTTCCGCCCGCTTCCGCTTGTGCATGTTCTTGGCTTTACCGCCCACGAAAGTCTCGTCCACCTCTACCTCTCCTACGAGCTTCCGAAACGTGCCGGTCTTCATCGCCAGCCGAACGCGGTGGAGCATGAACCAAGCGGTTTTCTGAGTTACTTCCAAGGAACGCGCAAGTTCGCAAGAACTGATGCCATTCTTGGCGTTCGCAATGCACCAGACGGCTACGAACCACTTATCCAGGCCGAGCGGCGAATCCTCAAAGATAGTCCCGACCTTGACGCTGAATTGCTTTCGGCAGTCCTTGCCCTTGCACTGAAGCAACGATCGGGAGCGAACTACCCCCACCTTATCACCGCCGCACTTTGGGCAGGTGATTTTCCCGTCCGGGTACTTGGCCGAGAGCATCGTCTCGAAGCACACCTTGGGGTCGGAGAAGTAGCGGACGGCGGCCAATAACGACTTAGGAGATTCAGTCATGGGAAAGTTTACCGGAAAGAATCGAGAGATAGCGAAGTGGCTGGGAGAAGACCTGGAGGAGTTCGCCGATCCGGGTTTCTGCCTTGGCTGCGGAGAAGCGGAATGTGAGTGTGATGAGCTTAGTTTAACAGAAGATTCTGATGAGTCAAGTATATAGTCACCAAATAAATGGCCATCTCACTGACCCACTATCAGCTGCTGAAACTCCTCAAGGAACGCGGCGAACTTCCACAGGGCGGTCGTATCCTGGAGATTGGGAAAGCTAACTGGTACGGGGATGCGC